CAAATTCTTATATTCAGCAAAATCTTTACAACCACCTTCGGCAAGTGATTCACTTACTTCACGTTCACGCTCTTTGAGTTTATTAAATAGATGATCAAGCATCATGCGTTCTTGGCTCATTTAGCGCCCCTTTTAGCCATAGCGGTTTTAAGCAAATCAGCTTGAATCTTCTTATCGTCGCGTTTATCTTGGCTTTGCAGTCGGATATTCTCCTTCTGTGCTTCAAGCTGTATACGTTCCCGCTCGTTTTGTAGTCGGCTTTGGGCAAGGGCAACGTCCGCTTGGTCTTTAGCAGCTTTGCGCTGCTGCTCCATACCCTTAATCTGAAGCTCTTGCTGCTGCATTTGGACCAGCGGGTCTTGTGCAATCTGTTGAGCTTGTTGTTGGGCAGCTTGGGATTGATGAATCTGCAATACTTGCTGCGCTGCTTCTGCCACGTATTTAGCCATCGCAAGCTCTTCGGCTTCAGATATATCTTGATCCGGTCCAGGTAGTGGTGCGCCCACACGCTGTTCAATCTCTTGTCTGTATCTAAACCCTAAATGTTCAGCAACGTGAGCCATCATCGCAGCTTGCATCTGCTGTGCCATCGGATTTTGCCCAATCGTCCCCATAACACTTGGGTCTTGCAAGAAGGTCATATGCGTTGTGATATGCGCTTGGTGGTCCTGATAAATAAACGCTTTGAGTGGTGTGCCTTTAAGCACATTCATATTCTCAGTAATTGGATCTTTAGGCTTCTGGTCATCAGGCAACGGCACAAGCTTGTCGGCGTTGGGAATACCCAGCACATCCAGCATCTGCCTGTGAAGCCGTGGGAGGTCGTAGAGCTGAGGCGCACCCTGAGCTAGCTGCAAGGCAGCTTGGTACTGCACAACCCGCTGAGCCATCGTTGAAGCATTGGGGTCACTTACAGGTATTACTTCTACGATGTCGTAGTCTTCAGCCTTAACTTGTGGGGTGCCATCTTGCGGCACGTAACTATAATCAGGACTTGTATATTCTCTAATAATTTCTTTAAGCAGCTTGAACTCTTCTTTCATCGCTGCATGGATGCGAGCCTGTACAGCACCCATTGTTTTTAACTGCCGCTCCAAGAGAGCTAGGGTGGTTCCCACCGGAGCCTGACTCGACATATCGCTGACTTTCATATCAGCCATACCACTAAGGCGTCGCGCTTCTTCGGTGATCTGGTTTAACAGTGCAAGAAGTGTTTGGCTCGGTTCTTTGTACGGAAGAGGTAGTATGTTGTCTCTAATTGCACCACCGGGGACATCTACATCCCGCCATTCGCCGGGGGCGATAGGCGTGTCATCACCCTTAATCCGCAGTCCTCTGGACTTCAACCCACCGGGGAGGTTAGACAATGAACCTGCATCGACCAACTGACGAATCAGCATGGTACCCGCTGTAGCGTAACCACCAATAATATGAATCAACCCGAAGCCGTACGCCCCAAACCCTGGGATGTACATATAGTGCACAAAATGCTGTCTCGCTGTTTTACGTGGGTCGTCTTCTTTATAATTGCGACGTATTGCTAGAACCTTATTGGTTCCTTTGTCGATGGTGATAACGTAGGGTAGTGGCAGTTCTTCTTCATACCCCGGCAAGTCATACTCGATGTGTACTTCATATATCTGATACCGCTCATCTTTAGTTTGCTCAATGCCTTCTTTCTGAGCTTTAGCTTTCTCAATATCAGTTTGGCTAGCGTAAGGTTCGCCAATATCCACATCACGATAAAACCCACTGACCTGTAACCGCTTAATATCGTTCTTAGTCTTACGCATCACATGCGTGAGGCGGTCTGTACGTCTAATGTTTGTTACACCATAGGGCAGGATGATGTCTTCAGCAGGAATATAAAATGACACTTGCCGTTCAAGTGATGGGTCGTAGTAGACCTTTTTAAATGACGATCCAGCTAGCGCCACGCCCCATAGTGCACGCTCATGCTCTGAACGATACTCAGGCATTTTGTCGGTTAACTGATAATTCATATCAGCTTCCACACGCCCTGCGGCTTCTTCAACCTCTGGGTTCCACTGCCCAACAATACTTGTTTTTACAGGCCCATCAGCAGGGAAAGTCTCCATAATAGACTCGCTTTGGAAGCGAATCGCAGCCTCAGTCAGCAACGTAGAGAACACACCACAAGCGCCATCCCAAGGCTCAGTCACCTCGTCGTACCGCAGACCCAGCACATCCAAGCCTTTGACGTAAGTATCTGCCCAATCCTTACGACTGTTAATATCAGCCTCAACCAACTCCATGATGTCCCCTGCAACCTTTTGCAGATCGGACTCTTCCATGTGCTCGGCTAGGTTGGAATCAAAACTTTCCTCTGCGGTTTCATCTTCAGGCATCAAATCAATCTCAACACCATCAATGCCAATAGACACACCTTCGGGGTTTACAATTTCAATCTCAATAGGAGCTTCTTCCCCCCCAAGAGCTTCAATGCCTTCGGGCATACCATAGAGTGCTTTATCAATAGCCATGATCTTTCCTAACTTAAGTAGTAACCGCGCTTAGCACCACGAAAACCCCGAAAATACTTAATATCGTCTGGTTCATCGCTTGGAAGACGCAAAAACCCACCGTTTCTAAAACGTGCTAATGCTAACGTAGTTGCATCCACATAGTCATCATGCTCCCCCGCAGGGAAGGCTGCAACCTCATCAATCAACTCTTCTGACCATCTTGTATTGGGCACCCACACTCGTCCCGACTGAATAATGTCAGACACTGAATTAAGCCTAGTTATCTTGTCATTACCTTTACTGGGGGTGAACTCAGCCACTGGCACACCCATCCGACGCAGTTCTTGGTACAGCGATATACCTGAGACCTTCTTTTCTACGATGAGTGCATCAGGTTCATACTCTTTATATAGCTCAAGCACCCGCTTTTTAAGTTCAAAGAACTCCATTCGTGCTTTCCATGCGTCTAGCAAGATTATGTTTGTCTGACCTTCCTCAGTCGTCCACACACCCCACGTAGTACACGCAGAATAATCCGACCTATTAGTCGTCTCGTACGCCGTATCCCACGACTGAATGATGAAATCACACCTTGGAGGTTCATCTTTTTCCCATACCTTCCACCATTCGCGCTTGACGATGGCACCTTCTTCAGAAGTCGGCTGTTGTTGGTACTGAGCCTGCCATTTTGCGTTCGGAAGCTCTTCTTTTAGGGCAGAAAGCTCATCTAACGACCAAAATTCAGGCCAAAGTGGGTTCCCAGAGGGTAAAATCGCAGGAAATTCGATCACTTCCCACTCATCACCCCCTCTTTGCAGCGAATTTTTAACAACTTGACCCGTTAAATCACGCAAACCCCAGCGAGTCATCACAATCACGATGGCTCCCCCCGGCTGTAGACGCTGCCGAGGTCCAGATGTGTACCACTCATACACCTTATCGTAGATTTCTGGGTTAGTTGCAGCTAATGCAGCCTCTTGTTCTGAGTGTGGATCGTCGATAACTAATAAATCCGCACCTTTTCCCGTCACTGCACCACCTACACCAATAGCAAAATACTCACCACCTTTGTTTGTATTCCATCTACCGGCAGCTTTTGAGTCAGCTTGCAGTGATACGTTAGGGAAAATCGTCGAATAAACATCAGAATCCACGAGATTTCGCACTTTTCGGCCAAAACCTACTGATAATTCCGCTGTATGCGCTGTTTGAATTACTTTTTTATGGGGAAACTTTCCCAAGAACCAAGAAGGAAGTAAATATGAAGCGAACTCGCTTTTGGTGTGGCGGGGCGGCATGTTGATTATTAACCGTTTACATTCCCCCCTAGCGACTCTTTCAAAAGCCGCAGCCATTCGTACATGATGTCTACCATCCACAAATGTAGGCCAAACCTTTTTTACAAACTTAATAAACCGTTCCCTGCATACTTCCTGATTTTTTAACTGCTCCAGTTTTTGCAGTCGTATATTTAAATCACGTAAATCACTTTCTGGTAATCCAGAAATATTCTTTAATAATGCAGATAAACTAGCCGCATTGGTTTGTTGCGATGCAACATTAGTATTCATTCTAATTCTTCTAATGACGCTGATATGGGCGCAGGTTCTGCTATACCAAGTTCTTCGTCTAAATCAGTCGCAGGTATTACCTCTACGTCAGTAGCACCATTTGTTAATAAACGTTTAATACGTTCCTTAATCTCTGCTTCTAGATCAGCAGAATTTTTATGGGTAATCGTAATCTCACTACGCTCAGTAAATACACCAATATCGCTGTGTTTACCTAAAAGCTCTAAAGCTTTAATCTCAATTTTGGTATCCCCACACGTTGCAAGCTCTACTAGTTTGGCAGTAATAAACTGCCGCGCCTGAACAATATCGGCAAATACTGGGGAATCATACTTAGCAATAATAGTTCGCAGGGTTGCAGCAACGCCACCCTTCATTAAATCTTTTTTAACCCGTCGCGCTGGTAATACCTTGCCAGCTTGCTTGAATAACTCTTCGGCCTTGGCTTGGTCGTTGGGGTCCATCTCTAGTGGCATTCCCAACTCGTGAAGGAGCAGTGCAGTGTCTCCCGCAACAATCATTTTTTCTTTTATATGTTCGGGAACCTCTGCGGAGAGGTCGAAGGGTATGGGCTTATCTGTAGTTGGTTCTATTTTAATCACGGGAATAGGGGCACCGAGATTGAGATGGCTGAATATATATGTAATTAATATTTTTTGCAAGGGGAG